CTCTCAATGATGACCTTGTTTCTTTGTCTGATACCACTGCGATTGCTCGTTCAATACGGAATATTGTCTTTACACAACCCGGAGAGAAGTTTTTTAATCCAGATTTTGGATCAAGAATCTCAGAATCTCTATTTGAAAACGTAGATGAAGTTTCTGCACTTGCAATTGAGGATGAAATCAAGAGTTCGATTATAAATTTTGAGCCAAGGGTTAATTTATCATTCGTAAATGTAAATCCTAATCCTGATGATAATGAAATGAACGTGACAATAGAATACGAGATCACTGGAATTGATATTCCACCACAACAATTAGAATTTGTGCTGTTGCCAACTCGATAAATGTCACTTATAAATTTCACTAATCTGGATTTTGACCAGATAAAACAAACACTTAAGGATTATATTCAAAGTAGTTCAGATTTTACTGACTACGATTTTGAAGGATCTAATCTTTCAACCATTTTAGACGTATTAGCTTATAATACTTACATTACTTCTTATAATGCAAACATGATATCGAATGAAATTTTCATCGATTCAGCAACTTTGCGTGAAAATGTTGTTGCATTAGCAAGAAATATTGGATATGTACCTCGATCAAAGAAATCATCAAGAGCAGATATAAGTTTTTTTGTTGATATTTCATCTGTTTCACCAACTCCTGCAAATTTGACACTCAAAGCAGGGCCAGTTGTGACAACTGGAGGAACATTTAACAATCAATCCTTCGTTTTTGGTATTCCAGAGGATAAAACAGTATCAGTAATCGACGGTGTTGCTACTTTTACTGATATCGAAGTGTATGAAGGGTCATATTTAAGCCAATCATACGTATATTCAACTCGAAATCCATTTCAAAAGTTTATTTTACCAAATGTTGGTATCGATTTAGACAGTTTGGTGGTTTCTGTGCGACCATCTGTTGATTCTTCGGTCTCAACGAAGTATTCAAGGCAAGATGAACTGTTTGATAATGTTACAAAATCAACAATTACGGGAAATTCCAATATTTATTTCATTCAAGAGGTTGAAGGAGAGCAATATGAGGTAATTTTTGGTGATGGAATCTTTGGAAAAGAACTTCAAGATGGAAATATTGTCGAAATGACTTACATTGTAACAAATGGGTCTGATGGAAATGGTGTTAACAGCTTTACATTTTCTGGAAGTGTATCATATGTGAGAAATTCTGTTGAAATTTTTGTCACTGATGGTATTTCTTTGATTACAACACCTTTACCATCAAGTGGTGGTGAAAGTATTGAGAGTGTAGATTCAATCCGTAAGTTTGCACCTCAAATTTATGCAACTCAGAACAGAGCTTTAAGTGCAAATGACTATGAAATCTTAATTCCAAATAAAATTTATCCAGAAACAGAGTCAATATCAGTATTTGGTGGTGAGGATCTTGTTCCTCCACAGTATGGGAAAGTTTTTATAAGCATAAAACCAAGAAATGGTGATTTTGTTCCAAATCTTATCAAACAAAATATAAAAAGGGACTTAAAAAGATATGCAGTCGCTGGAATTGTACCAGAAATACTTGATTTGAAGTATTTGTTTATTGAAACTAGCAGTAAAGTGTATTATAACACTAATTTGGCACCAAGTGCGTCATTTGTTTCAACAAAAGTGCAGCGAGATTTGACTGCATACGCAGAATCATCTGAACTAAACAAGTATGGGGCAAGATTTAAGTATAGTCGCTTTTTAAAAGTCATTGATTCAAGTCACGAATCAGTAACATCTAATATTACAACTGTTGAAATGAGAAGAGATCTTCGATTGGCCGTCTCTGAGGTTGCAGAATATGCAATCGACTTTGGAAATGAGTTTCACATTCAATCTATGAATGGATTTAACATTCGATCAAGTGCTTTTAAAGTATCAAATATCAATACTGATGTATATTTGTATGACATACCAGACTCAACTGGTGAAAAAGGTCAAATATCATTATTCTCCTTAGATGAGGGATCATCAACACCAGTTATTCAGAGAAGAAATATTGGTGTAATCGATTATAAGAAAGGACGCATCACTTTAGACCCCATAAATATAGTATCAGGTAAAACAAAAGACAATGTTGACATTTTGGAGATATCAGCCACTCCCGAATCAAACGATATTATTGGATTGCAAGATCTTTACTTACAATTAGACAGTAGTTTTGTTGACATGGTTGTAGATGAGATCAGTTCTGGTGCTGATCCATCAGGATCAACATATACTGTAACAACAAGTTACAAAAATGGAAACATCATAAGATAACAGATGTCTGAAAAGAGAGTTAAGTTAAATCAGATAGTTAAAAACCAATTACCCTCTTATGTGCAAGAGGATTTTCCTTTGGTTGGCAGTTTTCTGTCTCAATATTATCAAGGACAGGAGTATAAAGGTGGGCCGGTAGATTTAATTCAAAACATTGACTCTTATATCAAATTAAGTGAATGTGGAAGTTTAATAAAATCAACAAATACGACTGCAGCTGCTGGAATATCAACCTCAACTATTTTTGTATCGAATACAACAGGATTTCCTGATAATTACGGACTTATAAAGATAAATGATGAGATAATAACATATGAAAGTAAGACAGATATAAGTTTTGTTAATTGTAAAAGAGGTTTTAGTGGAATTACATCATTTCGTAATCCCTCAGATCCAGAAAATCTTGTTTTTTCAACTTCAACTGCTCAAAATCATGAAAATGACACTGTTGTTGAAAATTTAAGTGTTTTATTTCTTGATGAATTTTTAAAAAAGGCAAAAAACCAATTTTTACACGGTTTTCAAAAAGATTTAAACGAAAAAGTTAATAAATCACAATTCATCCGTCAAGCAAAAGACTTTTATTCTACAAGAGGAACTGATGAGTCATTTAATATACTATTTGGAGCTTTATATGGAGAAAAAGTTGATATAATTCGTCCTATTGATGATGTAATATCACCATCTAATGCAAATTATCTAAAATCAAGAGATATAGTCGTAGAAATATTAGATGGTGATCCAGAGAAACTTGTTAATCGCACTTTGTATCAAAATGAATTTGAAAATATATCAAAAGCGTATGCTCCAGTTGCATCTGTTGAAAAAATCTCTGTAGGTATTGCAACTGAGGATTATTTTAAGTTAAGTCTTGATGCATCACAAGCCACCGGTGGATCTACAAATTTAATTTACGGTGAATTTTCAAATCATGCCAAAACAAAAATAATCGGACAAGTTGGCATTGCTCAAACTTTTATTGATGTTGATTCTACTCTCGGATTTCCTAATTCTGGAACTTTATCATTTTTATATCAAAATGGGACTTCTGGTGTTTGCACGTATTCTGATAAAACAACAAATCAGTTTTTAGGCATTAACACAACTGGAATTGCAGCAATCATATCCGACAATACTGCGATTGATCAGAATACCTTTGCGTACGCTTCAGATGGATCTGATGATCAAGGAATCAGAGTAAAAATACGAGGAGTTCTTAATAATTTTATTATTCCACCAAATGTTAATAATCAATCGATTGATTCAAAAATAAAAATAAAAAATTTAGGTAAAATAGGAAATAATGTTAAAGAAAATAATTGGTTATTCAATACAGCTCAAAGTTATGTTGTAAAATCTTTAGAAATTGTTGATTCAGTAAATAACACATACAAATTAGTTACTCAAGATATTAATATCCTTCGTATCGGTGATCAAATTACAACTCATGAAACTTTAGCAGAAGGTACACAATGGGGTGATAAAATTACATCATCTTTTGAACCAGCATCAAATAAAATATACATTGTCACAGATGTTTTTGATAAAAATACATGTTTAATAACAGGGACTGGAATTACAGATCCAAGAAAAATTACAAAAGTAAGTAGAAGGATTTCAAAGGTAGATTCTGACATTCACCCAGATTTAAACAAATTTACTGCGAATATTCAAAACATATACATCAAACCAGATGGTGGGACAGTAAATGGTGTCCCATATTATGGCCCATCACATGAACATCCCACAAAAGGGACTATGATGGTCGGTGATAGACATGTTCCATTTTTTCATAATACGATTGATCCAATTGAAGGTCAGAATAAAGTTTATGTTACATCATCATCATTACCTTTCACTGGTAATTCTAAGTTAAATCCTAAAACTCAAAAATTAACCTTTGGTGGCACTTATAACCGTAATGATGAAGAAATAAAAATATCTGATCAGGTTGATCACAATTACTTTACAGGGGATGCTGTATATTATACACCTCAAAAAGGATCAGTTAATACAATTGATTCTGAGGGTAAAATAATTACACAAGAGTATATTATAAGTAGATTATTTGCTGAAGGATTATACTATGTAAAAAGAGTAGATGCAAACATAGTTAAGTTTGCAAAAAGTCAGTCAGATATTTACAGTGAAATATTTACTAAAGT